GTCCCATCCGGGATTAGTGGCTCGCGCTCATCCACTGCGATAGAAGATTTTACGGTTCTTAGCACTTGATCCGAGGATCAAGACCGTTCTCAAAGGTGAACGGGAAAAAGCCATTAAAGAGATCGAATTAGGTGATATCGACAATCAATTTATCTCTGCTGATTTAAGTGCTGCAACGGATTCTATTCCATAAGAAATAGCAGTAGCCCTGTGGTCGGGCCTTGAGCAAAATCAGTTAGTTAGTTAAGAGGAAATTGATGTCATATCCACCGCATTAGGGCCACAATATCTTATTTTCCCTTCGACGTCTGGAATTTAACCAGCATTTACAACATCCGGTATATTTTAAGGTTTACCTTTAACTTGGTGTACACTTAATCTTATTTAATTATTTTGGATGGATTAGGCAGGAGTTGAAGAAGGTGTCAGTTAGTCTATTATTAATAAGACAAGTAGGATATGTGGTGATGATCTATTAGGGCATTGGAAACCACGCTATTATCGAGCTTATGAAAAGCAGGTATTGGCCACAGGAGGAAGTTTCTCGGAAGTAAAGCACTTCATTTCTCACATTCGTTCGTTTTTACAGAAATCATCGGACTTGTTAATGTCGTCGACTATAAGAATCTTGGTCGCGAGAAAGCTAATTGTAATACGTTTTACAACTAGATCCAATATGAAAATAATCCGGAACACAGAAGAAAAATTCGAACACGAAAGAACGACTTCTCTAAAGGGTCAGTAATCTATTACTGTCCATTAACCGAACGTGTTGTCTGGAAGAAAATTATCATATCTAGTTACATTCCTGTTAAAGGCCTCATTCATTTACCTGAAGTTGATAATTATTGGTGGTACAAAATTGGTCCAGCATTGTAGTCATCTGGGATCCATCTCTCTCATAAAGGTCGTAAACTACTCTAAGAGTTCGGTTACGCTTATCGATTTTGGAAGACTAAAGGAGTCTGTCCTATTATACCAAGAGAGATTTAGGGACCCGGGTTGCCTGCGTTAACTATCTCATAGCGGAAATTAGCTCATTTATCTTTACGTGATGCGCGATTTGCAATTTAGCAAAGTGGACACCGAGAACCATCTTTTTGGGTTCTTGGAGATTAACCTATACGTAAAATCATTGAGAATCTAATTAAAGTTCCGACAGAGCAATTTGACTTTGCTGTAGACGCGGTTTCTGAAGAGTCGAAGAACGATTTAAGGAAACCGAAAGACCTCTTTTAAGAAACGGAGGAAGTGGAGGGATCAG